GGCATAAAGGGAAAGATTTGGGACCCCTTTTTTAAAAAGGTGAATTAGTTATTTAAGTAGTTGCAAAGTTAAAAGAGGTTGTGGTACCTCTATTGAATGTAGCAGGCGACGTCAGTCGCCTGCCACTTGTTTAATTAGTCTAGTAAGACCATGTATGCTTTCGCATTGTTCTTCATAAACCAATCTAATAAGTTCCTCATCTCTTGCCAGTGCTTGCTTACACCTGTGCCAAGTTTCTTATCTTCTATTGTTGCCATTAGTTCATGCATAAACAACGCGTCATGTTTGTCTGCCTCTTCTTTAGTGTATATAGGATAAGACTTCCTACCTTTTTTATGATTTATGCTTATTTCGTACATAAACCTAAAGTATTACCTAGACTTCCAGTAATATATCCACTTATTCTTATTAGCTTCCCACTCACCTCTTGTCCATAACTTACTGTTATAGAATACAAGTATGAGCACAAATAATAACATTAACTCTACCATATTAATAATCCTTTCCTATCGAACCTCCTGCATTATATTTACCTACCCTGTCCTTTATTTTAACAAGTTCAGTAGCTATATATACACAAGCATCCAATACTTCTTCAAGAGACTCTTGTATCATATCTCGCCCATCTCTTAGTTGCATTTCTTGGTTGTATCGTTTTTGACCCACTTCTAGCCTATCAGCTATCAGTGTGACAACTCTTTTATTAACTCCTGTATCCTCAGACACGGGTAGCTCTTCTATACCATCCATACCAGAATTTCTCCTGTGCTGGCTTCTTTATTACTATCTCTGCAAATTTAAGAACTCTATAGGCTCTTAACCTATCTTTTTCTAGTTTCTTTATTGCTTTGAGTGTTTTTGGTCCTACTCTGCCATCTACCACTACACTATCTTTGTATTTACCATTAATAGCTTTTTGTAGTACTCTTCCGGCACCTCTAGTCCCAAAATTGACAACCATATCAAAGTATATACCCTGCAATTGTTCTGGTAGAAGGTATGCCTTAGATGGTTTCCAATAGTTCTTAAAATATATAGTTTTAGCATCATCTATACTAAGATTCTTTATATCTTCATTAGGGAATGCCCTTTTAGATATACCATACTTAGTCTCTCCACCTCTATCGGTCTTATCATTTACATAACCGCCTTCTTCTTTGATAACATCGTCTATTATATGTTCAAACTCTTTCGAATACATACGAACTCCTTCTGTAATAAGTGATAAACTCTAAATCCATAGAGTTTGAGCTTTAGTAGCCCTAGTTCTAGTAGTAGTAAACCAGTCTTAACTAGCCTACTTAGTAGTTTCAGCAACAGGTGGCTTATCTTTTGCTTCTGCATTAGCTTGTTCCTCCTGTTGTTTCTTACCTTCTTCTACCTTTTTCTCTACAAACTTACCAAAACCCTTATCATTCTTAGTATACTCTACAAACATAGAGAATACAGCGAATATATCGTCTATTCGATTGCTTAGTTGTTGTGTAAATGGGACCATCTGCCTCATAGCGTTATCTAACTTGCTAATAGCAGTGTCTCTTTGTTTATTGGTGGGTACTTTGCCCTTTGTTTTTGACATAAATGCCTCCTTCAGTCTCGATTTGTTACTAGTAAGGTACCTAAGAAAACTAAAGACTTGACTTGTTAAAGAAAGGTCTAATACTTAGCTAACTACTAGGCTTGAAGCTAAGGTTTATAAGCTAAGCTGTCAACACTTTTTCGTACTATTTTTAAGTTTTCGTACTCTCCGTGGTACCAACAATACTTAGAACCCTCTTTTAAGTCCAGAAACCAATGCATAGTACTATCACTAGCTATAATCTCTTTAAACACGCTTTTAGCCACCTCACCCTCTTCTATCACTATAGGAGAATAAGAGGTACTTTTGTTAAGAAACTGAGTAAGAACACCCCATATCAAAATTAATTCTAAAAATTTCATAGCAAAAGTTACAAAAGTTTCTATTAGCATTCTATTAGGATTTCTCCAACAAGTTGAAAACTAACCCATTTGTCAAAACTAAAACTAGAATGGGAGTGTTTGATATACACAAGCAGGTACCCCGTCTAGTTTAACCCCCATAGGGTCTTAACTAGGTTGAAAGTTAGTACATATAACTTGAGTAACACATCAGTTCTTTACGATAGACTCCAGCTCACCACCAGCACACTATGTGTGGGTGTGAGGGTGTGTATCTAAACTGAGAGTCACTCTTCCTTATACTCGTATGCATACAGGAAAGTACTTTCGTAGACATACGCCTAACTTACACCCTAGTACAACCCTTGGCTCTACTACCGTAGAGTACGGGTCAAACTACCCGGTGCACCTGACGGGCTGAGATAGTCATCTCATCCCTCCTAGTACCTTTTCTTCCCCCACTTGCTATTAGCAATTAATTAATAAATCTTACTTTATATGGGATATCATCCTTCATTTGTGATATGGGATATCATCCTTAAAGTAATCTTGATTAGTCGCAGTCGTATCAGTGATACGCCATCTCTGTAGTTGATGATTGTAACTACATTAAAGTAAACATATAGGATAACCTCTATGCTTGAATGTACAATAACAAATACATTCGCTGGTAGTCGCCAAAATGTCAACGGCGTTATGACCTTTGTTCATAAAACCGATGACGATGGCAACCGTATCAGAACCAATAGCTTGAAGATTACCTGTTCAGTTAAATCACCTTTGCCAGAAATCCTTGCTAGTAAGCGGATTTCCAAAGCTGTTGAACAGATTGATAATCTCAAGGCTATTGCTGATACTGACTACCGCAAAGCTAGTAAAGAGACTGTCTTCGAAGAGAGTAAACAGCATTCTGCCGTCTACAAACCTCTGCCGAAGAAAGTCAAAATCTAGCCTTGCTGTAGCCACAGCGAATAACTTACCGTGACTCCCGTAAAAGGGAGACATTATCGGTAAGTTTTTTAAATTTGAACACTATATGGTCATTACTTCCGTGATGACCTTAGTGTTCTTTTTTAAACCTTTCAGGTATATAGTAGGCAATCAGATATTAATGGAGAGTTAATTTTATGAGTAAAAGTAATAACAAGGAAGTAATAGTTATAAGTAATAATAGTAAGTCTAAAATGGTCGTAGAGATAACAACACATAAAGGTGTTAAGAATCGTAAGGGCGATGTTTATAAGACTAGTGTGACCAAGCACTTACCCTTGGGGAATAAGAAGAAAAAAGGAGGTTCTAATGCCAAACAAGACGGCAAAGAATCGAAAGAGATTCAGGTTTAATCTGAATGCTAAGTTGAAGTCTATGGGAAGAACTGCTAGACAAATCAAGAGGATTGCTAAGCGTAAAGCTTTGAGGGCATTACCTTGAATTGGGATGCAGTTATAAATATAGGTATGTTTACACTCGGTGTATGTTTTATCATTGTTGCGAGTGCACACCTTTATTTTATGCCGGATGACGAAGATGAGTTTTAGAGTTGTACCTTCGTGGAGAAGAGTAGACTTAATAGAGTGGGCTGTAAAAGCATTTCCCAACAGTCCACCCTCTAAGTTTAAAAAGATGCCTAAACGACAATTATGGGCTATCTGGTTTAGTAAGAGATAATTGTTAACAAGAACCTAGGGATAACTGTAGAAGACTGCAGACTTTTATGTACCTTTGGGAGACAAAGTAATTAACGAATAAATCCGTAGTTGTGATAGCTACCATCAGAAATGGTGGTAGTTGTCTCATTGATTTTTTTTTAAAAACTTGAGGATACCTTCCGGTATCAAACTCATAAGTTTTTCCTTGTAATATGCAATCAACAGGTGTGATTAGCCTGTCCAACCCTTTTAATCCTTTTAAGGGGTCTTTGGTTGCATACCTGAGCCTATTCCATATGTAGACACGGTTTTTATCTAATTTTACCGTACTCTGGAATAGTCTCCTTGAGTGTCCCGAAACAAATCCTTGTATATCAGGGTGGTTTTGGGTTTTGTATTTCCACCTGTCATTGAGGAGTTAATTCTCCAAGAATACTAGTTGATAAGTAGGGACACTCATTTAATTTAGAGAGTTTAGCGACATTGGTACCTGTTGTTTAGCATATAAAGGTCAGCCCTTTATCTCTCTATTAACCTTAGAGAGCAACTAAGTCAGAGGTTGCACAGTAATCTACTCAACATCAGTGCATACCGAGTAGTACCTACTGATACGCTCTCTATTTATTGGGGATTAAAGCCAATAGTAATAAAACCGACTATGTGATATCTAACAGTTAAGTGTACACGACTCAACTCCGTAAGCGAATAGATAAAAAGCCGGATATCCCCAAAGATTTTTTTAATAACAAGTAAAGGAGGTGTTTATGCCAAAGAATGGTACACGCCCAAAGTTCTCTAAGAGAGAGCAAACTTCACTAACTGTTAGGAAGTTGCAAGAGCAATTTCCAGATAGAGTTGTAGGTGTAGAATCTTACAACAATGGAAAAGTAGCAGTTATAATCCCAAATGGTCGTATTATTTTTACGACTAATCAATAATGTCTAGGGTAGATGAGGCTTTGAATCAAATGATTCTTGACCTTGAATATATTGGACATTCAACAGAAGACGCAATCGAACTAGTAAATAAAGATATAGATAAAGCAAAAAAAGAAATAGAAGACTATTGGCAACATATTGACGATAGGATAGAAACATACATAGAATCACAAGTAGATATGCGTATAGGAAGGACAGAATGAACATAATGGAACTATTATTTTTAATACCTTTAAGTGTAACTATAGTAATATTAACACTTACAGGTTTATGTGCTTGGCTAGGGTACCAGATGTTAGAGCTTGACAAAAAAGCTAATTATTGGCGAAAACAGGCTCTGGGTCTCACTGAAGAAAATAACAACCGTATAGTAAATAAAGTGAGGGCACCGTGGTTAAAGAACAGAAAGTAAAGCAAGATAATTACGAAGTAGTACAGATATCTTGGTTTAAAACGAAAGAAGTCACCATCAAAGGTGAGAAGAGAACAATTCCTGTAGAATGGGCAAAAGTTCTAATTGGCATTTATGAGACATATGACGAAGCATTGTTTATTTTGAGAAAAGCTCAGGGTAATTACAAGAAAAATATGGTAAAAAATGGTCATAAACCAATTGCAACATTTTCCATCAGGAGAACAGCTAACGCTGTAACAACCCGAAGTGTACAACCGTACCTTCACAGCTTATCGGAGGCAAATAATGGCTGATGTACGCTATATGGCATACCACACTGGTGGTGTTCCTAAGACTGTAGACGCGTCTACCCCTGCTGAGATTGCTGAGAAAGAGGGTTTTGGTATCAACGATAGTCAAGTGGCTATTTATGTTGGTGGCAAACCTGCTACTGCTAACACTCGTCTTAAAGACGGGCAAGTAGTATCTTTCCAGAAAGCTCGCCAAGAGTCTGGGAATATCTAGAGTAATCTAGATTGCACAACACAATGTTAACGGGGCATAGGGAATCAATAACCTATGTCCTTGTTAACGCTATTTTTTTTTAATAATAACTAAGGAGGAACATTATATGTTCAGCAATAACGAAATACAGTTTGATAGACTCAAACCGGGAGATATACTAAAATATACTGAACAGGGGCAACCTGAGGTACAGGAATATTTAGTAGATGACCTGATTCCATTAATGTTTTATGGATTAAATAATGTCCCTGATGACTTCAATGTAGAAGTATTTCTGATGGAATATGAATTTATTTATGATGAGAGTCGTCAATTAATACTTGCTATATTTAGAAATGGTAGGATTAGAGTACGAAAGTATTTTTATCTTGCACCAGTATATGTAGCATTCAATTTACGCAACTTAAGCTGTCTAAGCTGGGAGCCACAACATTTGAGATATTATCAAAAGTTTCAACCAATGTCTTATCTAAGACAGGCACCAGAAGAAGAGGCTTATATGTTGAGTGAAAACCCCTTCCAAGTATTATATCATCCTCATATAGATGCAAACGCACAAGCCTGTTATGGTCGTTGGGCTGGCAATCTTGAAGGATGTAATGATGCATACCAAGTAATGGAGACTTTAAGAGCTTTTCTAAGTGATTATAATGGTCGTAGCACCTTCTTTAGTGTTGACCCATATGCTCACGATAGAACTGGCTCTAGATTTCCATATCAAACAAGAAACCAGCTAGTTGCTGGTAGGGTTGACACTCCTAAGAGATTCTTTATTCAAATGGAGAAATTCAGAGGAGAGAACTGGTTGGTTGATTTTTGTGAATATACAGAGGGTAATTACACTATATACAGTGAAATTATTAACTGGTTTATGTTTACTAATCGCATACCAAATCGTGACCTTGATGAAGATGATTATAGTATAAAAGCTATGTTTAATGTTTTTGTAGATAAACTACTTCATAAAGAACTAGGTATAGTTAAGCCAATAAAACCAGATTACAGGATGGATATGTCTGACTCAGAACGAGAGAAGATTGATACAGATTGGAATGAATACTGTGATTTAACAAGAAGATACTTTCCTGATAATGTTTCTACTGATATATGTAAATGGGTTCAAAACAGCTCACAATGGGTTTTGTCTCACGGCGATGTAGAGGTTCTAAACAGAGGTTTTCAAGCTTGGCATTTAGCTAACTATTTCTACAGAGATGATAAGAAATACATCTATGATATGGTAACCAGTAGGCAAGGCAATAAATATAGTATCAATACTATAATGTCTAGATACGGGTATGACGATATGAATAGACCAGCGTATTCATCTTATTTTATGGTTTCATTACTAGTAAATAAGATGCCTTTGGATGTTTTAATGGAGACTACTCTCGAATGGGAATACGCCACTAAAGCATCTCACGATGGTAGTGTTTACACATCTTTGTACAGGACAACTAGGAAAGCATCAAGTGCTCAGTACGATGCATTAGAGGCACATAGTATGTTGACTGGTCAAATGTCTTTTGAAGGTTCTCTTTTTAAAGCTCATAATCAAACTTATGATTTTAAGAATGTTCTGCCAGAAGAATACTATTTGAATACTTTGATACATAAGTTGTCTCAATGTATGAAGAAGTTAAGGTCAGGTAGTCCTGAATTAAATATCACACATCTTAATAAATATTGGGAGATTGTAGAACAAGGAGATGTTCTTGTTATGCAAAACACTAATTTTATTGATTTGTTTGGTAGCTCATCTGTAACAGAGGAAGAGTGCTTTGTACAGGCTATGCAATGTCTTATGGTAGACTTTTATGTTTATGATATTGGTCATATGCAAGAATGGTTTTATGACAAGTTTGAAGAACTTGACACAGATATCCAAGAATGCACAGTGTCTAAACAAACATTACTCACTTATTTTCGTGGGGGTCTATATGACATTAACAATCTTGAAAGAAGAGCAGAGGCATCTGCTATAGCTTTAACGATGTTCTACAAGATGTTTCCAAACTTTCCTACTAAAGTAGAAGACCTTGAGAAATTAAGATTTTCTAATGATAGAAAAGTAATTCACAACGCCTTATCTTATTTTATAGAAGAAACGGCAAAACAAGTAAAGGAGTACAGAGATGTTCTTACAAATACCTTACCGAGTGTGGAACAAAGTGAACTTTTTCCTGAAACAATTCCCGTCAACTGAATGGTCGGGACCAGCGTGGTATAAGCCTCATTTTAAAAAGGATGAGGCATATCCAACAGGATTCACATTGATTCATTTTCATCCAGTAGACTTAGGTCACGGAACAGCAACTGTTATTGAAGCAGAGGATACAGCTAAAATCTTAGAAAAGACTTGGCGAGATTATCCTGAAACCGAAAAATGTATGATGGGGATTATCCATTCTCATCATACTATGGGTGCTTTCTTTAGTGGTACTGACGATAGCTGTCTTGAAGACAATGCACCAATAGAGAACTTTTATTGTTCTACTGTTGTTGCTAGTAAAAAAGATAAGTTTGCGTTTGGATGTAGCTATCAAGACCAGTATGGAAGAGTTCATTTAGACAAAGCAGATGAGGCTGATATACAACTTAAGTTACCAGCAGATACTGAAGAATCTAAATGGAAATACATAGCTAAAAAGATAAAAGACGCTAAGAAAGAAACCACAACTGTAGGATTCTATGGTCGTGGGGGGCGATACAATCAGGGTTCCTTTTTTGAACACCAAGGAACAAGGACACAAGTGTCTAATAGGGCGATTAATGGATATGGTTATCCGATTAATTACACCGAAGAAGACAACCCTGACCAAAAGGTGCTAGATAAGTTAAACAAACAAGCTGATAAGCTAGAAGACCCAGATGCTGGGTATTTGTCTCTAATTATGGAGGCATTTAACAAGAAAGAGCTATCATATGAGAGTTTCAGAGATGAATTAGTAGATATGGGACTAAATCCTGTAGATTATTTAGATGGATTCTCTGACCAAATAGAGCTTGACTCACTAGGACCAACAAAGGAGGTAGATGATGTCATTATTGTCTCGTAAACACCTTAGAAATAAGGACTTGATTGACCAAACTAAGCTTGACGACATAACTGTCGTTGGGCTTGGTGGCATTGGTTCTTCTGTAGTAATGTTATTAGCAACTATGGGCTTTGATTTTATCAGAGGCTATGATGATGATAATATGGAAGAACATAACTTTGGCACTACATTGTATCCAGAATCTTGGTATGAACCGGGTGGAAATAACGGCAAAACTAATATGGCAAAGAAAATCATAGAAAACTATGGTGGAGATGACATAGAAACTGAGCTTTTTCCCCATAAATACACAGGTAATGGACAAGTATTGTCAAAAAAGACTATTGTTTGTACAGATAATATGACATCAAGAAAAATAGTTTATGATGGCTGGAAAGAAAATCCAGACAGAGAGCTATTTATTGATATGCGTATGGATGCATTAACAATGTCTTGCATAACTGTAACACCAAAAAGTGATGTTTATGATAAATACTGGTTTCCTAACGGGGAATCAGGAGACCAAGCACCTTGTACTATGAAACATACAATATTTTGTGCTAGTCTTATATCAGGCATTGGTGTGACACAATTGTTTAATTACTTGACTGGTAGACCCTTTTATCAGTATATTTGGCAAGGTCTTTCGCCTCTAGCAATAGAAACTAAAGACTTTTACTGTGAAGAAGAAACTACTACTAATAACATAACTGAGGAGACCATTGCGTATGCAAATACAAACTCGTACAGTTACAACTAATTGGACAGAACTCCCCGGAGGGTTGACTTGGTATTTTATCGGTCAACCCAAAACGGGTAAGACGACTGCCGCGGCTAACTGGTCACAAAAAGGTGCTGAAGGAGTATTAATTTTAGATACTGACTTAGGTGCTGACTTTGTTGACGGAGCAAATGTTGTAACTATAACATCACTTAATCCACCTTATGAAGGCGAAGGAGATGATAGAAAACTAATTCCACCTACGGAAAGAGGATTTTTTCATCGAAATGGCAAAGATAAAGGTAAACCTATGGAAGTGTATTCTCTTGCTGAAGTTTTTCTTTGGCTTAAAGAGAATTGGGAATCACTACCATATGAGACTCTAGTAATTGACACTGTAGATACAGTTAATCAATGGATAGAACTTGCTGTATGCGAGGAATTAAATATTTCTGCAATGGGGCAAGGAGACTGGGGTCAAGACTGGGGCAAAGCTAGAAGAAAGAATGTTGATTTAATCAAGAGATTACAACTTCTTATGAAACAATATGGTTCTAACTTAGTCCTAACATCCCATAGTAAACAATCCCAAATGAACGATGGCAAAGTGCAACTTAGTCCTGAACTTCCAAGAGGTTTAGGTTATGCACTATGTGCTAAAGCTGATGTAATTGGATATAGTACTGTCATAAAAGACAATATTGTACCTAGTGTATCTTTTCAAGCATATGATGAGAGAACTGTTGGTTCTAGACTAAAGCCATTGAATGGGAAAGTACTGCCTTTTACTTATAGTGATATAACGAAGGCTATAACCGAATACAAAGAAGATGAAGGAGAATAGCGTATGGCGTTATTAACAACAACTACTTCTAGTGTTAAAAATGATTTTACTGGTTACTTTGAAGCCGGTATTATTAAAGTCGAATCTAAAGAAGGTCAATATGACTGGGCTGATGTTTGGCTAGATGTTCATTTTAACATTAAAGGAAGCCAGTATCCACAAATACATTCTATTAAAGGTTCTTTTGATAAAGAGCCTGATGGAACTGTAAAGGTAAATAAAATGGTAAGACAATTTAATTATCTAAAAGATGCAATTGGTTTTACTGGTGGAATTAACACCGAAGGTAAATGGGAGAGTGCTACCGGTGAGGAGATAACAAGTATTGAAGATACTTTAAATGCTCACATAACAGCAACAAATGGTTCTGATAATCCAATGTTAGAGCCACCATTATCTTATTATATCTATGTCTACAAAGAGGCTCCAAAGAAGCCGGGAGATAAGATATATAAAAGAGTTCTTGGTAAAGTAACTACTAATGATGCAAAAGGTAAACAAGACTTAACAAGTTATGTTACTTATATGCAACAAAAGGGTTACCTCAAGGAGGCGTCTGATACAGATGTTGCCAAGAGTCCTTCAACAACAACTACAAATTCAACATTAGACGATATGCCGTTTTAATGACTTTGTATGTTGAAGTAGCAATAGGGAGTCCTCGTCAAAGAGGGCTCCTTATGACGCTAGGAGAATACGAAAAGAATCTTAACGAGTTCTTTGAGGCTAATAAAACTATGCCTATCTACAGGTCTCATTATTTATATGATGAAAATGCTGTTGATTTTGTAAGGTCTAACCATTCTTTAAAAGACTATATGGGTAAAAGATACATAGATAGTGTACTTATTGATATAGACAAAAAAGATAACTCAGACAATTACACATTAGAACAATGTAAGCTGGCTGTTAGAGAATTAAATGAATTTGGATTAAAGGAAGGTAACTATAAGATATTTTATAGTGGAACAGGTTATCATATACTTGTTTCTGCTGACTGTTTTGGATTTGAGGCTCACGCTGATTTACCATATATAGTAAAGCAAACCTTGACTCAATTAATAACAAGTATTGATATAGACCCTGCCGTTTATATGAGAACTTCTATTTATAGAGAAGAGGGTACTAAGAATCCTAAATCTAATTTATTTAAGACGCTAATGCCTTTTGATTCTTTTCTAACTATGGACTTTGAGTCTGTAAAATCTCTAGCTAGAGAACCATCCCGTATTGACTGGGAAAATATTATGTGGGGAGATGAATCTCTAAAAGATAATATTCAAACTGCCGTAGAGCCTGTAAGGGCTTTTAAAGCTGTACAAGAACCTACTAAAGTTGTACCTTGTGTACAAAAGATGTGGCAAGAAGGTCCAGCTCAAGGCACCAGAAACAATATAATACTTAGAATTGCATCACATTTTAGAAGAAATGGCATTCCTAGTGACGCTACAAAAGCGGCGTTACTATTCTGGAATGGAGACCAGTTACAGGAAAACATTATTCTAGAAAAGGTCGAAAGCGTGTACAATAATGGGTATCAATATGGTTGTCAAGACCCAGAGATGAAAGCAAGATGTCAGACACATTGTATTCATTACAAAAGGAAGGACTATACTATAAATGTAAAGGACTTCAACCAATTACAACAGAAACTAGAAGAAAGACTGTCTACAGATTTCTCAGGTAGAACTATTGATTTATCTAAAATCTTTGGTTTAGAGAATCTGGATTGTATGATATATCCCGGCGAGTTAGTGACAATATTTGGTCCGACTGGTGCTGGTAAAACTACTGTTGCTCAAAATATAGTATGTGGTTATAATTCTTCGCAAGATAGAATAGACCCAGACCAACAACTGAATACTTTGTATTTAAGTTTAGAATTGAGTGATTGGTATATGCATAAAAGACATATTCAGATAGTTGCTGATGTAGATAAACAACAAGTAGAAACAAATGCTAAGAAAATAGCAGAAGACCACAAACAATTGTTAAGTCATATTATTATACAGACAATACAACCTACAATAGATGATATAGCTCATAAGATTAAAGAGTTAGACCCACAAGTTGTAGTAGTAGATTACATTGATTTGATAGATGCTGGTCCTTCTCACCGTGGTGAGTATGAAGGGATTAGATATATTAGTCATAGTTTATCTAATATGGCTGTTAATAATGATATAATAATAATACAATTATCACAGGTAAGTAGAGAGTATTCTAAAAATGATGCTCTGGATTTATATGCTGGTAAGGGTAGTGGTGCTATAGAAAATGCATCTCGTAAAGTAATAGGTATAAATGGACAATCCAAAGACCCTATTAAATATCTATCGTTGTTTAAAAACTCTGACGGTGAACTTTTTGAAGACATTCCTTTAAAATGGAGACCGTCATTTAGACTAAGGAGAGAGTATGAATAAAGAAAAGAAAAGTGCTAAAGAACTTATCGGAGACCATATGGATTTGATGCTTAGAATGGAGCTAGAAGAAGATAGTAAACTTCCTG